ACCCTAAATCGGCAATCATTAAAGGAAATGTCCAAAGAGGTGGAGAAGACGCGACTCCTACAAAATTAAATCAATTCTCCGATCAGATTACAGATCTTTACGCAGGGGGATATACAGCGAAGACACAATGGCTAGAGCCAGCAGCTAACCCCACTGGACAAGGAACTGCTACCGAAAACTACACAGATGCGGGATCAGACGCTACTGGTAGGTGGATTAAAATGGTTGACGGAACCTATAACATGGCAGGAGGGGATGACGGAACAGGAACAGCGGCAACTAATAACACCGCTCTTATTGGAGACGCTACTGTAACTCCTAAAACGGGGATGCAAGCCCTAGATGATGACGTTCTCAACATCGGTATTGCGTTAGTCCCAGGAGTGTACAACCAGAGTGTGCAGAACAATCTAATCACTTTGGCTGAGAAAACTCAAAATTTCCTCGCTCTTATCTCTCCTCCTTACGGAATTGGAACTCCTCAAGATGCAATTGATTGGACCAACGGTAGATCAGCCTCTACTGCTGGGTCACGGACTGCTGCTGTTAATAGTTCCTACGCTGCGGTATACTACCCCCATGTTAAAGTCTTTAGTGTATTTGATTCTAAAGATAGGTGGTATGATCCCACGATTTATGCTGCTAGACAGATGGCATTCACAGACACGGTCGCTGACAGTTGGTTCGCTCCCGCAGGGTTCCGCAGAGGTCGCTTAACTAAGCCTACGGAGGTTGAAGTTAAACTTAATCAAGGCGATAGAGATAGTCTCTATAGCGGAGGCAACGTTGTTAATCCCATAGTAGCATTCCCTCAACGAGGTATTACTATCTTCGGACAACGAACTGCACAACGTAGTCCTACTGCCTTGGATAGAATTAACATTCGTCGCCTTATGATCTATATAAGAAAGGTAATCCTTGCTGCTACTCAACGGTTTGTCTTTGAACCAAATGATGCATTCACTTGGTCTCAGATTGAAGGTGTTCTTAACCCCTTCCTAGATGACATCCGCAGAAGAAGAGGGATCACCGAATTCCGTGTGGTGTGTGACGATACCGTTAACACTCCCATCAGAATTGATAGAAACGAAATGTGGACAAAGGTGCTTGTTAAGCCTACTAAGACTGCTGAGATCTTAGTCTTTGAGGTTAACCTTACAAATCAATCAGCAGACTTAGGAAAATTATAAGGAGATAATATATGACATACTCATACTATAAGGAAGATTACAAAAGAACTATTACACCAGGACAGGGACTCCCTGTAGTTTCAACTGAACTTGATTCAGTAAGATCCTATCAGTTTGAAATCCACTTTCATGGACTTCCAGACACGGTAACCAACACACGAGATCTTACTCTTGCTGCTACAAAAGTTAATGGAATTGGAATCAAATCCACTTACCTCCCCATCGATAGGGTAAACGATAAGCTGTACTATCCTGGAAAGGTTCAAACAGAAGACCTTAAAGTTACATTCGATAACTTATACTTAAGAGAAACTTCCAGTGATCTTTGGAGATACTTCAAATCTATTTACGATCCTATTACGGGAGAAATGACTCAAGACTCTAGGCCAGGAGGAGCAAATCCTGGGTTTAAAGCGGAGAGAATGGAGATTGTTCAACTTGATAATACTATGACACCTCACTCAACCGTAGAGCTTATGGGCGTTTGGCCTATCCAATGGAAGGCAGCAGAATTTAACTATTCAACTAACGAGTTTCATAAACTAGAAGTAGATTTTAAATACGATTTCATTCACCAATATGACTACGCAAACCCACCTGCATAAGTAGTTGATATATTGTTTACAAGCCCAGTCTAGTTGTACTATATTAGACTGGGCTTCTTTCTCTCTGCCTATAATAATGTATGGATTATTTTAATGAACTTCTAGCAAGCTACTCTCTTCTAAAGAAGAGGACATTTAAACTTAGGTATTTAACTGAGCAGGAAGAGGAGCAGGTTAATGCGAACGCACTAGAAGCAGCTAGATCCTTAGTAATGCATCCTCAAGGTGTTTCAACAGGAGCGGCTCCTCTCGATCAAAATGCTTTTAAAAGCACAAAGAAGAAAGTAACAGCCGAGCAGGTTCCTTTCGCTTATAAAAATGAAGATGGGGAGACCGTTGTTCTGTGGACTGGGTTCGGTAGAAACACTCGTGTAATGGTTCCCAATGGCAACTTTGATGAGATGCCTGAGCCTCAGAAAAGCCAGTTAATAGGGTACTTTTCCGATGGAGCGGCTGCTAATGCAGCAGGAGAGGCCCCAGATAGCCCAGAACGTTTTGCTCAGGCTGAGTTGGCAGGGACTAAGTTTGATTTAGGTGATATAAAGCAGCGGTTGCATAAGATTTACTTGCATTATGTAAAGTTTTGCGAGACAACTCTGCGAGATAACTATCAAGATGATAACCCTAATGTTCCTATTCCTGATAGCAATGCCGAGGATATCGAAAGGAGTTGTTATAAAAGTGCATTTTCTAAAGTATACGGAAAGACTAGGGGAGGTTTAGCTGCGCTCTTAAGTGCTACCAAAATACAGCAGCAGTTTGTGGACCCTCAAAAAGAGGGAGATGATCCTTCGTTAGAAATTACTTTAACTGAGGAGGCTGCTCCTGGTTTAGTTATAGATACATTAGCAACTATAGAGCGTTTATTCGATTTCGCTAATGATCCAGCTAAGTTCAAGAATGACCCTGATATTTGTGATACATTTTCTAAATCAATAGCCTTAAGTACTGAGACAGTAAGCAATAGTGGGAAGAAGATCGGTAAGGGAGGAAATAAGAGAGTAGTATTTTATGGAGCCACAAGTGGGGAAGGAATAGTTATTCCTGCTCAATCTCCTGAGTTTAAAGAAGCTATGGCGAAGGCTGAGGCAAGGTGTAAAAATGAGCCTAAGTATTCAGCGGGATTATTTGACACTATAGATCTTAGAGAGGGAGGGACGGCAGGGCTCAACGCTAAAAAGGGTACTCTTCATGAAAGGCTTTCAGGTCTTATGGTGGCTATGCATAACCTAGTAGGGACAGGAACCAAAAAACAAAAGTCTGCTGTGCTACAGGCGTTCTTAGCAGAGTTACAAAAGGCGGGGGAGATTGCTAAGTACTTAAAGGAAGCTATCGTAGAGGATGATGTGAAGAGGGTTGCTAGTATAGATGAAGCGTTAGCTAACGACTTAGGATTAGAGGAAGACGCTTTATTCCAAGCTCACGCAAAAGGAGATCCTCTTCTTCGAAAATTCTTGATTGATTATTACAAAGGCATGAAGCCCTTCCTCGATAAAGTCAACCCTGCTGCCTACGTCCACAACGGACTAGCCAGCACGACAGGAGGCAGGGCAGATCAGTTCATGGTGTTTAGGGACGCAGCCCACGCGAAGAAGGCTTCGAAGGCTATAAATACAAAGACTTATGCAGTAGACCGAGAAGAGTTTATAAATAATTCTGAAAATCCAGAGAAAACAAAGGCATCACTTGACGCTGCTGGGGTTAAAGCAAACAAGAAGGGGGAGATTCACATCATGGAGATGGGGCAGAAGCTTTACAGTCATGCTAAGACAGCAAAGGTGGGGGAGATTGGTAGGATTACTAGGCTGATGCAGTTAATGCTAGGTAAGCTTAACAAGCAGGAGCAAGAAAAGGATAAACATCTAGATGATGCGTTTATGGATGAAGTAGATAGACGATTCCCACTCAAAGGTAAAGCTAAAGCAGCGATAAAAAAGCTGGATGAAGATTTACAAATCATTGAAACTTATATTAATGGAGATCAAAAGTGGACTGACGAACACGGTGTAGAGCATAGTATGGGCTCGCAAGCTGACGCTACTGTAAAACATATGATAGGATCGTTAGGATGGGATACTATATCTGATTCTGAAATAGGAGACCTTCTCAAAAATTGGAAGTTTCCTAAGGGAACTCACAGGGATAGGCAAAAACTTACTGTAGAACTTCATAGATTGAAGATGGCAAGTACCATGAAGGAGTTATCGACAACAAAGGATGGTAAAAAAGCCTTGTGTCGGATGGCTTTTATTTGTGGAGGTAATGCTAGGGATTTAGTTCAAAGTATTTTTATTGAAAATGGAAGAAAACATTACGCAGTACGGCAGAATGAGATCTTCGACAAGTTTGAAGAAGCTATTACTAATAATCATTTAACGATAACAGTTAAAGGCTTTAGTATGACCATTGATGACGGGAATGGTTTTGTAGGTTCCGTAAAGACTACAGGTGATGATGATTCGGAGAAAGTTATGAGAAATGTAAGAACTGAGTTTGATATTACAAAAAGTACTTTAGAGGTTGACCAAGTTGGAGGAGGTAAAAAAGGGGAAGACCCAGACGGGATCCCAGATAATCTCCACGCTCATACTCTTCATAAATTTATGAAAGGACAGATGGAACTATTAGAAACTCTTCTTAATTAAGCCAGAACGAATCGTAATCTTTTAGTAAATCTTCAAACTTATATATTCTATAGACTCGTTTAGTACATGGAGGCTCTTCTTTACTTATTTCTATGTATTGTTGTAACTTATTTGTTGGTACATGGTTAGGGATAATGGCTAGTGTAGGTTGTCTATCTTGTTTAAAGATAACCATTGGAATTTTATCACACTTACCTGAATCTTTTTCACATTGTTCTAGAAAACCCCAGAAATCACTGCTATAATTATATAAGCTATATAAGTTTTCCTTATTGTATCCTTTCTTGCATTCTATACAGTATTTAAAGTTCTCTGGTGTAATTAAGTCCCCATAAATTTTAAGGTGCTCTGGCAGAGTGTGGGTGGTAGCGAAGGCACCAGATCCAGGACTTCTCGAAAATTCTGAGGTGTTGAACCTATCATTGAGTGTCTGGCTGATCTTGCGTTCAAATGTGCTACCCTTAGTCCTACTGTTCACACGCTTTTTTTTCTTCAGCTTAGAAATATCGTAATTGTCTTCCATAATTTAACCTCTACACTATAATAGGATACCATGACCCAGACTACGACTGAAGGGATCAAATTTGATTTTAATTCTTGGAAAATAAAGGTCCGAGAGAGGAGAAACGACAGAATGAGACTACAAATTAACTTAGATAAAGATGAGGCTCTTGCCTATAAAAATTTCGCTGAAGTGTGCAAGCCTGATGAGGTTACTGACTCAGACTTTATGAAGACAATCTTCTTAACGGGAGTAGAGTCTATGAATAAACAGCTTGCAGATATGGTCCGCAAGTATGCGGAAGAGAACCGAGAAGAGCTTGCGAGTTCAGGCATCACGGTCTTAGAAGGTGAAGATGGCAGGATCCAACTAGCAGAGACAGAAAAATTAGAAGCCGAACTTTCAGGTGCGCCTGTGACTGAAGAAGGCGTTAGGCAATTAGGTCTTAAAGATAAGTAGTATGTATAACTTAGTGTTTCTCCAAAAGGAGAACGATTTAAATAAGGTTCTTAGGAAGTTTAAACGAGATCCTAAGAGGTGCAGCATCCTGTTTGTGTCCTTGTGGGACAAGTGGTGTGAAAAACTCTTGTCCAAACTAAAGGAGAAATATACTGGGTCTGAAGGAGAGACTCTTTATATTGTTGATAGTTTAAATATGCCCCATAGCTTTGTTATCTATAACACAAATAAGACTCCTCACTTAATTCAACTTCGTAGAGACCAAACGTTCTCAGAGGATTACCTTCCCCATGTTTATAAAATGCTTAAACTTAATCAAGTTTCTTAGATTGCATCTCTATAAACTTTTCAATCTTTAGTTTATATTTTTTTTCTTTAGTATACAAGAGCTTGAGATTATTAACTATGATTGTTGTAAAGTAATTAAAAGCAGTCCCCTTCTTAGGTGTGAAGTTTTTAATGATTTTTAAAATGAGTGCAAAGCAATCTTGCTTAGCATCGTCAGGATCAATTTTAAAGTTGAAGGATCCGATGATATTAGTTATTAGAAGGTCGAACATTTTTACCAACTCATCCTCATTTTCTTTTGGATTTTCTTTATAAGCTAAGAGGAGTGCCTCGAACTCCTTATTGTCTATATAATATTTTTTATTTCCCATATACTTATTATAGATGTTTGATTTAGATAGTATCTATTCTGACCATAAAATTGAACCTGAAAATCCCTTATGTGATGGGTGTTCTATTTTAAGTAAGAATAAACCATGCCATTCGGTCATGGATTATAAAAGACTTGGACAGTCTGATGTACTGTTCCTGTCTGATTCTCTTAAGAATTCTTATGGAAAAACATTTCCATTTACGAAGCCAGAGTTTGCTGTACTTAAGGAATCATATAAAGAGAACTTCGCTTGTGCTGCTTCAGTGAAGTGCCCTAGTGTTAAGGAAGCAGATATGTCTCCTGATAATATGAACTTATGTCGCGTTCATTTGCAGGCAACAATTGATAAAATTAAACCTAAGCTGATTCTTCCTTGCGGCAACTTAGCTATGAAAATGCTAATTAAGAAGAGCGGCATTACAGATAAACGAGGTAAATCTTTTGAGTATACAACTGACAGTGGGCATTCTAGTATCGTTGTTCCTATTTTTCACCCTTACTTTGTGGCTAAAGAGCCTAGACACAGGTTCCTCTTCGAAACGGATATCCGAAACGCGCATGAGAAATATGTACTTGGCAAAACGTACGAAGGAAAGCTCGAATACAAAGTCCTCACAGAAATCGAAGAGGTGGAAGTACTGGGGAAGATGCTGAAGGATACTGATGAGACTTTAGCTGTTGATATTGAAACGACTGGCCTCAATTTCTTGACAGATAACATTCAGACTATTGCCTTCTCTTCTCATGAAACCAATTGGGTTATTCCCTTAGATCATAAGGACAGTCCCTTCAAGAAGGGGAGTTGTTTTTATAAGGGCGTTTGGAGTAACTTAAGAAAGATCCTAGAGAACCCGCGCAGCAAGAAAGTATTCCATAACGCTAAGTTTGATTTGAAGTTCCTAATCAATCATGGAATCTACACTAAGAATGTGTGGGATACTAAGATCATGCATCACCTTCTAGATGAGAACCTACCTAAGAGTTTGATGGATTTGGTTAAGCTTTACTTTCCGACTGAGCTTGAGAGTCTTTAAGTAAAGCTTCTAGTGCAAGAATCCTACTCTCGTTATGCTTCATAATTACATCTTGTTCATCGTCCCTTGCATCAATATCTGCTTGGGATACGGTGTTATGAATCTGTCCAAACTTCTTAAACCAGTTTCTACCATTCTTTCTGAAGAGTGGAAGGAATACGAAAAGGATTAACCACCAGTAACCTAATGTTTTAATGAGCCCACCCGTCTCATGTAAAGTAGAAGCGGTGCTGCCCTGAACGGGTCCTGCGCCTGCTACCTGCCCTACGATTGCCGCAGGGCTTTGAGAGGGGAATATCATCTCTGTAACCATAACCCCTCCCGCTGCCCCTGCTGCAACGGCTGCTGGCTCAGGTATAAAGGCTGCAACTGCACCTCCTCCAACTGCACCTCCAATAGCGTGTTTGATTGTACTACAGCTAGTTATAAATAACATTAAGCTGATAAGAAGAAGTTTTTTCATTGGTCTCCCGATCTGGCTTCCGTATGTTCTTGGTCCTGTTGGCATAAAAATTCTCCTTCTACGTCTATAATATATAGTAATGCTTACCATAAACAATCCGAATACTTTTGATTGGTCCAGCATAAGTCTTTCCGATTGTGCGGAAGGAAATGCTATGGATACTTATTTTACCCTTAAGTTATTCGACCTAATCTGTGAGAAATTAGGGGACAGCCCTATGATGAAGCTCATTGAGCAGGTAATCATGCCCTCCCTTGAAGTATTTTCAGAGATGGAATATGAAGGTCTTGACGTAGATTTAGATACCTTAACCAAAGTAGGCAGAACTTTAACCTCTAAGAACATGGACGAGGAGGACCTTTTGTACTCATGTAAGGGGGTTCAGAAAACAGACAACCTCTCTTCCAATAATCATCTTATTGAGGTGCTTTATACACGGGAGGGAGGGATGGAATTATACCCTCCTGATAAGACCGCTAGTGGGAAGCCTTCTGTGTCTGCGCCCACACTTAAATTACTTTTAGAACACATAGATGAGGAGCTAAAGAAGCGTGAGTAAGTGGCAGCATAGAGATGAAGGTAAAAAGATTAGCAAGTCTGTGGTCTCTTCCAAAACTACGGAAGAGTTACTACAGTCTAAGAAATTTTTAAAAGGGCTCCTTGATTTAAGGAAGTCTGAGAAATTAGCTAAGACATATATCCAAGGGACTAAGAAAGCAATTGAGTATAATGAGAAAGATAAAGTTTTTGTAGACTTTAGATTTGATGGTACTACTACGGGCAGGCTTTCTTGCGCAGCATACACCGCTAAGAAAGCTATGGGGGTCTCTTTCCACACTCTCCCCAGAGACACAGAGACCAACATCAGAAGCATTTTCAAAGCTCCGAAGGGACAAGCATTCATTACTATTGATTATGCCGCTATGGAGCTTCGTGTGCTGTCTCACATAGCTAGGGAGGGGAATATGCAGACCGCATTCAATCAGGGCGCAGATCTCCACACTTACACGGCTCAACTGCTGTTCAATAAGAAAAAAGTAACTAAACAAGAACGCCAGATAGCCAAAACGGTATCCTTTCTTATCGTATACGGAGGAGGACCTTTCAATCTCAGTGAGACAATGGGCATTCCTATGAAACGAGCGGAAGCTATAATAGATAATTATAAAAATGTGTATCCTGGAATCTTTGAGTATATGGAATTTGTTAATGAATATATTAAGCGTAATGGGTATGCTTATACTATATTTGGGAGGCGCAGGAATTTGCCTGATGTTTATTCCCGTGATAGATCAGTGGTTAATCGCGCTCTTCGACAAGGACTTAACTTTACAATCCAGAGTACAGCGTCTGATATTTTACTCACTTCTCTTTTGGGTATTGCTAAAGCTTTTACTTTGCGCGGCCTTACGGCTCGCCCAGTAGCAACTGTTCATGATAGTGTAGAAATAATTTGTGAGCAAGAAGAAATTTCTGAGGTACTAAAGATAGTCTATAATGAGATGGTAAACTACCCCTCAATTAGATCAATTTTTAATATCCATTTTGATGTACCATTAAAAATTGATGCTGAAGTAGGAAGATCTTTTGGGGACGGAGTTTCCGTAGAGTTTAATGCTGCAGGAGAGGCGTTAAATATGGACGAAATCTCTACATATTTCAGATGAATATAAAAGAAAAATTAAAATATATATACTACACTTTAAGATACCTTAAGCTTTCTCAAGTCAGACAATTTTTTTACTCCCTTTATAGGTGGGTCAGAAGTGGTTTTAAAGTTTCAAAAGTTGCAGAAGAAAGGTTGGATATTTGTAAGGAATGTCCTCACTATAAAGAAGACAGGTGTTCTTTGTGTGGATGTCATACTCCCACAAAGACAAGATGGTTCACAGAAGAGTGTCCTATAGAAAAATGGTAGTATGAAAACATTAGTAATCGGAGATCTCCACTTCGACAACAAACCTCATGGACTTCTTCATGCCCAACAGGAGAGTATTAAATTCCTGATTGCTGAGCACTCCGACGTAGATGATGTAATCTTTTTGGGGGATCTGATGATGCATAGGAAGCCTTACCCTCGCGTCCTCCTTGCATTAAAAGAGGTTATTGATTTCGCAGTGGCTCAAGGGAAGAGGGTTACTATAATAAGAGGGAATCATGATAGCGAAAATAAGTCTGACGATGGCGTTACTGCCCTCAGTCTTTTAGAAGGCAAGTCTGTGGATGTAGTAACTCATACATGGTATGATTACAAAACGAAGAGAGCATTTATTCCTCACTATGAAGACGAATCTAAAATTAAAGAAGCCCTGGTTAACACTCCTAAAGGGTATACTGTATTCGGTCACTTCGGTTATTGCGGTTCCCTTAATTCTGCTGGGGATGCTGATTTCAGTCTTTCTCTTGATGATTTTAACAACCCTACTTTTCTTGGGCATATTCACAGATTCGGCAGCAGTGGCTTTGTCACGCTATTAGGGACTCCTTACTCCACTAATTTCACGGAGCATTTGAAGGAGAATTATTATGCTATCCTTGAGGATGGAGAGGTAACATTAAAGTCTGTGGATTGGGGGCCTCGTCATATTGTAATTAATTGTGATACGATTGAAGAAAATTTAGAGTGGATTAATGACGATTCATACTTCACATTGTTAAGAATTATGGTTAATACTATCCACGAAGATCAAAGTAGTTTGTCTGATCTTACAGACAAACTAAAAGTAGGTTATACGGAAATAAAATACAAGCCGCTCTTAGATGATAAACTCCCAATGAGCAGCTTGGATCCTGATAATCCTGTTATGGAAATTAGTGAGCATCTTATAGAGGAGTACATTAATGCGAGCCCTACTATGTTAGGGAAGGATAAACTTTACGAAGGGCTGCAATTTATTTATGAAAATCAACAAGGTAGAGATTAAGAATTTTTATTCTGTTAAAAATATTGTTTTAAATTTTGATAAGTTTAAAGGAGTTATTCTTGTAGAAGGGAAGAATAAAGATACGGGTGGCTCGAATGGCTCAGGAAAGAGCGTCCTAATTGAAGCAGTTGTGTGGGGTATCTTTGGTCGCACTATACGGAAGTCCACAGAAGAAGCTCTAGTGAATTCGCAAAACAAGAGGGAGTGTGTGGTGAGGATAACCGTTAATAATGATATGGTTATTGAGCGAGGAAAGAAGCCTACACATTTAAGGTTTATTGTAGGGGGAGAGGATAGGAGCCAAGCGAACGCACTAGAGACACAGAAACTTATTGATGAGACCCTTAATACTAATTACAAGGTGTTCTTAGCGTCCACTGTATTTGGACAGCAGAACACTATGGGATTCGTCAACGCTACGCCTGATGACAAAAGAACGATCATAAAGAATTTTCTAAATCTTGATGATCTTTTTGCTCTTAGAGAATCTGTTAAATATTTAAAGTCTCAGTACTCTCAGACCATTAAGAAGCAGAACGCTATTGTCGCAGAGCATGAGATCAGTATCGCTTCCTTCGATAAAAAATTAAAAGATCTCTCTAAATTAAGAGAAGAGGTAGAGGGTAAGTATGACGAGGCTGCGCTTTCTATGTCTCTTCAAGAGGTAATCAGCCTAGAGACAAGTAACAAATCTAACCGAGACAACATAGCGGCTGCAAAAAAGAAGATACATAATTCTACTGTTGATGTTGAGACGCTACGAATCAAACTAAAAAACCCCAAGAAATTAGACTACTGCACAGAATGCGGCCAACCTGTAGAGAAGAGAGCCTCCCCCGAGCAACTCGAAAGGGATTTAGATTACGCAAAGCAGATTGTGGCAGAGCAAGAAGAGGAGATCACCAGCAGCGAGGCTCAGATCACGCCTCTTCCTATCAGTTCCTCAGAGTATCACAAGGTTATTGATTACAACCAACTCAAGAAGGAGTCGGACACCTTTGAAGGGTTGAGAGAAGAAACCAAAGAAAAAATTCAGAGGGCTCATGATATAAAACAGGACTACAATAATAAGTACGAGATTATGAGGTTTTGGGAAAAGGCTTTTTCCGAAGCAGGATTGGTCAAGTATATTATTAGAAATATTTTAAATTATCTGAATGGAAAAGTAAATTTTTACTTGTCGCATCTCTCTAAAGGAAAGTTCTTTATAGAATTTAACGAAGAATTAAAAGAAACTATCACACACGCAGGACGAGAAGTGCATTATATATCTTTGTCAGGAGGAGAGAAGCGAAAGATTGATTTAGCTGTGCTATTAGGCTTGCAAAAACTGTTAGCCCTCTCATCAAAAGACGAAAGCAACTTAATGTTCTTTGATGAGATTGCTGAGAATTTGGATCAAGACGGGTTAGACGGGCTCTATATATTATTGTCTGAATTAAAGAAAGAGAAGACTTTGTTTGTTATTACACATAATAATTATCTTAAATCTTTAATGGATAATGTTAAGACGCTGACTATAACAAAGAGCAAAGGTACATCAACACTAGGTAAATAAATGGCAAACACACAACTAAACGAACTCGGACAAGAGATCTTTGAATCACGGTATGCCTATCCAGGCGAGACAAAATATGCAGAAAGAGCCAAAGTTGTGGCGCGAACAGTCGCCTCCGCAGAACGAGATGAAGATAAAGAACGAGTCGAAAAATCCTTTTATGAAGCTATTGGGTCTGGGGACTTTATTCCGGGTGGTAGAATCCTCTATGGTGCTGGTCGCAACCGTGGGAATCATAATTTGCTTAATTGCTATGTTATTATTCCAGAAGACAGTGTGGACTCCATTGGAAAAACTGTACAGGATATGTATAAAATCTCCTGTGCAGGTGGAGGAGTAGGGTTTAATGTTTCTAAGATTCGTCCCCGTGGGGACCACATTGGGAGCGTAAAGAATTCAGCCCCAGGTGCAGTCTCTGTACTGCAAATGATTAATGAAGTAGGTGAACATGTACGAGCAGGAAAAAATCGTAGAACGGCTCTTATGGGTATACTTAATATCACTCACCCTGATCTTCTTGAGTTCCTATCTGTCAAACTAGATCAAGGGCAGCTAAATAACTTCAACATTTCGGTAGCGATTACGGACAGGTTCCTTGAGGCTGTTGAATTGGAGGAAGATTGGTATTTCACTTTTAATAATAAGGAGTACCATTCCTACGAAATGCTTCGCAACAATGATGATGTTACTTATGTCATTGGCCTAGATGAGGAGGATGCTCTTGCTCGCGCTGAGAATTTTTATAAAAAAGATTGGAAAGATACGTTTGTTTGTCTTGGTCGTAAGGATATTAAAGCCAGGGACTTATGGGATATGATCTGGAAAAACTCGGTAGAATCTGGAGATCCTGGTATCTTTAATATAGATTTGGCGAATAAATATACTAATGTTTCTTACTTTGAAAGATTAGATGCCACAAATCCATGTGGAGAAATCTCTCTTCCTTCCTACGGTAACTGTTGCCTAGGTAACATAAACCTAAGCAACATGGTCCTAGAGGATGGTAGCAACGTGGATTGGAAAAGATTAGCCAAGACTGTACGAACAGGAATTAGGTTTCTTGACAATGTGCTAACTGTTAACAAGTTCCCTACGGATACTTGCAGGCGAGTGGGAGAGAGGTCAAGGCGAGTTGGATTAGGTGTAACAGGTCTACATTATATGCTTATTAAATTAGGGATTAAGTACGGTGGCGAAAAGTGCCTAGAGTTTTTAGACCGACTCTTTGCTACCATACGAGATGAGGCTTATAAACAGTCTATCTATCTCGCACGGGATAAGAAGCCCTTCCCTGAGTTCGACTACAAAAAATATTTAAATGAAGATTTCGCAAGAACTTTACCCGCCAGAATACGAATGCTCGTTAAGCGTCACGGAATTAGAAATGCTGTCATGCTCACCATCCCTCCTTGCGGAACAATTTCTATGCTGCACGGTATATCCAGCGGGATTGAGCCTATCTTTGCAGCCATGTATAACCGAAGATACCGTAACAATAACATTTGGAAGGAGCAGTTAATTGTCGATCCGTTATTCCAAGAGTATTACGACAAAGGAAAAGCATTGGATCCGTTTGTCGGAGCCTATGACGTTCCCCCCTCCGATCACATTAAAGTACAGGCGACGATTCAGAAGTACATCGACTCCTGCATTTCAAAAACAATTAACCTCCCATCCAATGCTACGCCTGAAAGCTTTTCTCAAGCAGCGTTGGATTATGCTCCGTACCTCAAAGGTCTTACTGTATACCGTGCAGGTTCTAAGGGTAATGAGCCTTTAGAAGCTATTACCCTTACGGAAGAGAATATAGCTAAATATATGGAGGATGGGAAAAGCAAAATACAAGAGGTTCAAGCAGGAGACGTTTGTTCCTTAGCAGGAGGAGATTGCGGTGGGTAATCAATTTAATTCTGGAGGGAGACCCCCGTTTAAAAGAAGGAATGACCAAGTAACCCGAGAAACTATCGCACTGGCTATATTATACGCCTGTTTGTTTTCCTGCGCGATATATGGGTTACTTGAATGGAGAGGATAAGAAATGCCAAGATTTGAATACGCCTGTAAAGAATGTAATGTTTCGTGGGAAATAGAAGAAGCCGTAGGGCACGCCCCTAAGACTAACGATTGCCCCCTCTGTGAGGAGGATTGTAGTAGGTATTTCGGAAATCAGATCCCCGCTATATCTTTTGGGGATAATGGGTGTGGGAACTACGGCAAAACGAAAGGAGCCAGGGATTTCCACACCGTCAGACAGCGGTACAAGAAGTTTGAAGAGAAGGGATACGATAAAACCTCAGCCGACAAATTTCTTAGGAGATCAATCAAAGAGACTGGTGAAAGAATTTTAGATGACCGACACTACAAGGCTATGAACTTTAATTATGATGCTTTAGCCAGGGACGGTCTTGTAAAGAAATTGACAGACAAAGAGAGCGCAGAAAAAGTAAAGAGGTGCGACAAATTGACCCAAGATGCCTATAATAAAGCAAACAAACAGGGCTACGACCTAGACATTACCAAGAACCCCAAGCAAGGTTAATATACCATGGCATACGACTTCAGTGAGAATATCCAACGAGGTATTCTTTACTTTCTTAAGTCCAATAAAGATTTTTACCTCCAGATCGTTAACCTAGTTAACCCTGATTACTTTGAATTTCCTAGTCATCAGAAGATTTTTTCGGTAGTTAAGGAGCATTACGATAAGTATCACAAACTCCCTACTGATGATTTCATCCTACAGGATGTAAAAGGTAAGCTTACAGCACGAGAGAACGTCTCTGATTATCAGGATGAGTTAGCTTACATCAACAACCTCGATACTTCTACGGTTAGCAACCAAGATTATATGCTAGACCTAGTAGAAGGTTTTGCGAAGAAGGAGGCGATGAAGTCTGCAATCTCCAAAAGCATCAGCTTGATTCAAGAGGATCGCGTTGAGGAGGTTGAGGAGTTAGTAAAGAAGGCTCTTCTGATTAATAGAGATGTTGATACAGGACAAGAGTACTTTTCTGATTTTACTGACCGATGGGATAGAGTATTCAATAAGAAGACAGAGGAGAAGTATCGAACTTTTCTGCCCTCTATCAACCAGTCCTTAGAGGGAGGATTGGGGTCTAAAGAGATGGCTATGGTGGTAGCTCCTCCAGGGGTAGGAAAGTCTCTCTTTTTAGTTAATCAGGGAGTTCACTCCATGATGGAGGGACGTAAGGTTCTTTACGTTTCCTTAGAAATGAGTGAGGATAAGATCGCTCAGAGATTCGACTCTGTAATGACTCTCATTCCTCAAGGAAAGTTAAAGGACTCGGCTGCTCACCTAAGCGTGAAAGAACGCCTAACGATTTTCCAAAAGCAATTCCCTGGAAGTGAGTTAGTTATCAAGGAGTTCCCCACAAGCCAAGCTTCAATTAATACGGTGCGGAATCTTTTAGTGCAACTCCAGAACTACGATGAGTTTGTTCCTGATCTTGTAATTGTAGATTATTTAGAGCTTATGCGTCCTACCCGAGACATACAGCAAGAGTACCATGCACAGCAAAAGATCGCAGAAGAGCTACGTGGAATAGCTATGGAGTATAACCTCCTTATCTGGACCGCTACACAAACCAACCGTCAAGGAAGGATGGTGAAGATTATTACAGACGCCGAGCTTGGGGATTCTTATGGCAAAATTCGTACTTGTGATTTTGCCTTATCTTTAAATCAAACTGAGGAGGAGTTTGATAATGGCTCGATGCGAGGGTATGTGATTAAGTCTAGAAATGGTCGCCCCAGATTCATCGTCCCTATGGAGATTGATTACTCGGTTCTTCGTATGACCGAAGGAGAAGCTCCGCTTAATTCGGTGGAGTAGCTATATATTAAAAGAGGTGATGCATGAAAGACTTAGCACTTATAGATATATTTCCCCGCTACCCTAGCAGGCCAACGAGAGTAGTAGTTCTTCAAAACGGCCACTGGACTTTTACAAACACAAACTTTAACAGTGGGATGCACCGAGACGATGGAGCTACGTATTTTTATTACTCCGTTCCTTTTGGAATTGTTTTAGGGACACAGCCCAATCCTAGAAGATTGTATAAGCGTGGAAATCCTGGAGATTATCTCGTATATAATCCAGGAGGCTTCTATGATATATTAGACAAAGAGGAGTACCTTGCACTTTTCCCTCACCTGAGAGCAGGCCAAGGGACGGGTACTCCAGTAGCAGGATTTACAGGCTCCACATCTATGGGTTATTAAAATATGCATGAACTAATTGAGTCCCTTGAAGACTTTACTTGGGAGAACTACAAAGATATCAGTGATGCTCTCGTTCAGTTCAACGAGTACGAAGTAGAAAATGAGATGTTTCGACAAGCATCCATTTACTCCTACTATTATGGATTGATGAGCATGGCTAAGAAGATGGTAGGAGAACGCAACGTCCAACTAACTCGATTCATGTCTAAGCTTCGCAAGGAGGCCAAGCGTGAGTCCCGTGTCAAGCTCACCGCAAAAGACTTAGATGATCGAGTTTTCACAAACGACCAGTACCTAGCAAGACAGACTGCTGTGGATGACGCTGTCTTCAAATACGAACTCCTCAAGGGCCTCGTTCGGGCTCTTGAGCAGAAAAAAGATATGCTGCAACAGGTGTCAGCAAATAAACGAGAAGAAACCAAATTATACAAGTGATATCACTATCATTAACTAACCACTAACTAAAGGAAAAACTATGGCTATTGATCTCAATAAACTTCGTGCCAAGCACGAGCAACTTAACAACCCCCAAGCGGGTAACTCAAACTCGGACTTCCTTAAGAAGTTCTATCAAATTCCCGAAGGGAGTAATGCTGTTCGGATTCTTCCTTGGAAGGATGAGGATAGGGAATTCTATGCGGAGACTAAAATCCACCGTATCACTGGGCCTGATGGGAATGTGAAAAATCATCACTGCCGTAAGGTTCACGGGGAGCCCTGCCCCATTTGTGATGTGTATTTTGGCTTGTGGAAAACGGGCAGAAAAGAGGATGAAGATTTGGCCCGTCAAATCAAGCCTCGTGCTCGCTACTACATGAACGTTCTAGATCGTGACAGTGGTGATGTGAAGATCCTTTCGGTCGGAGTGATTCTTTTCAAGAAAATCGTTGGAGCTATGCTTGATGAAGATTTTGGAGATATTACCGATCCTCAAGAGGGCCATGATTTTAAAATCGTTAAGGAGATGGATGGACAGTGGCCGAAGTACGACCAGTCCCAGCCTCGTCCCAAGGCATCTCCTTTGGGGTCTAACTCAGAAGTGGCAGAGATTATGGACAGTCTCCATGAGATCCACGATCTAGTTAAGTTGGAGGAATATGAGGCATTTAAGCAAGTAGCGGAAAGCCTCATTACCCCTACGCAGGGTGTATCACAGACCGTACCTGAGTCAGAGGAGGTTTCAGACGGCGATTACCTTAGTAAACTTCAAAGCTAAGTTCTTACATAGTCCTTCTATAATAAGGAGACATCTTATTCAGGTGTCTCCTATATTTTTACCATGAGTGATAAATTAAAAATACTGGCTGCTCCCGCCAATGAGGGAGGATGTGCATACTATAGAATTATCGCACCGTATAGAAAGCTGGAAGAACTGTATCCTGACCAAGTAGAGGTGCGCTGGGATAAGAACCCTTTAGGAATAGACGAGAAGACTGGTCGCTGGCAAGAGGGTTGGGACTATGAAAATCTAAAGTGGTGTGATGTTGTTGTTACTGGTAACTTGAGCAACTTCGGAGGAAACTACACGGCAAGGATTGTAGGAAAGGCCAAGGAGTTTGATAAGTTTGTCCATTATGATACGGATGACCTACTGACAGATCTGTACGAAGGGCACAGGCTTTACGGAGTTTATAAAGAAAAAGGTCTTAGTGAAATCACTAAGTTTATTTATAATAACTCTGATCTAGTTACCGTCACCCAGAGGAAGTTTGCAGAAAGGATAAAGCCTTTTTGCCGACACACTTTAGCTGTGATTAAGAACTGTGTGGATTATAACCTGCCTGCCTGGAATATGCAGCGACTAATGACTAAGAAGAATTATTGTCGCTTTGGTTGGGCAGGAGGAATCCACCATGAGCAGGACGTAAAGTACTTTGCAGGTGTCCCTCAAATGGTTAATCAGCGAGCAGGGAGAGAGAATGTAAGGTGGGATTTTTATGGGGCACCTCCTCCTAACACCCCAGAAGATGATTGGCAAATAGAGGTTTGGAAGAACTATAAAAACATTATCATGAGGGGCTTTAAAGGCCAACCAAATTTCACTATTAATTATGCTCTTCCTGCTGACAGGTATGGACAATTCTTTACGAATATGGATATTGCTGTGGCTCCTCTCGAAATGAATCCCTTTAATGATTCTAAGTCGGAGATTAAAGTTGCGGAGTGTGGGAGATATGCCATTCCGTTAGTTGCTTCAAATGTAGGGTGCTATGACGAGTGGATTGTGAATGGGGAGACTGGCTTTTTGATAGATCCTGATAAGGGAACCAAAGAGTGGGTTAAGATTTTGACGAAATTAGCTAAGGATAAAAAGTTGCGAGAAAGGATGGGCCGCAATCTTAAAAAGATAACAGATGAGAATTTTGATATGAATAAAAATGTCAAGGACCGCTTAGATCTGTACAAAAAATTAATAAATGAGTAGTGTTAAGATTTTGAGTGGGTGGTCGAACCCTGGTGGCTCGACGGTACACCACATAGCTCTAACGAATTTGTTAAATTCCAAGGGCGTCGCTTGTACGTTTTATGGTCCTCACGAGTATCATTTGGATAAATGTAAGGGGGAGAAGATTGATAAAATCTTGATTACTCCCGAGGATATTTTAATATCCCATTTTTTAAATGTGCCTAATACTCCAGGGGGTTGGAGACAACATATTCTTAGTTGTCACGAGACTAATTTATTTCCGTTAGCTCACTTAACCTCAGATCAAATTACCACATACGATACTATCCAATACGTAAGCAACCGTCAAAAGGAGTGGCATAGCGTGGATCACCCTTCGGTGGTTATTCCTCCTATCGTCGCTCAGATAGACTGGGCCACTCCTGAGAATAAGTGTGCTGGCGTAATTGGAAGTATCGACTCTCACAAACAACCTCATTTGTCTATTCAAGCTGCATTGGATGATGGTTTTAATCAAGTGCTTTTATTTGGTGAGATTACGGAGTCACCTTACTTTAATGAGAAAGTTAGTCCTTACGTTGAAAGAGGACAGGCTGCGCTCAGAGGCCATGAGAGCGACCGTAAGGCGATGTACGAGCAGATCGAAGCGGTATACCATTCCTCCCTTCGGGAGACCTACGGGCTCGTAGAGGCCGAGTGTAGGCTTGCTGGGATCCCCTTCGTCGGAACGTCCAATGAGCAGCCGATCCTTACAAAAGATGAAATATGGGAGAGATGGGAAGAATGTCTGAATCTATAACTGTAATACTTAATTGCTACAAAAGACCTGAGTACCTTGAGGAGCAAATAAAGGCTATTCGAGCACAAAGCATTCCTCCTGAGAGTATATGGCTGTGGGTTAACAGCACTAAGGCGAATAGAAAAACTAAATTTTATAATCTTGGACTAGACAAGGTATTTAAGTCTGATACAAACTGTAAGTACCATGCTAGGTTTGCAATAGGGCTTATCGCTCAAACTGATTATGTTGCTTTTTTTGATGATGATACTATTCCTGGGAAAAAGTGGTTTGAAAATTGCCTAAATACAATGGAGGAAACTCCTGGTATTTTAGGGGGGGCTGGTTGCGTCCTTCAAAGCAGGAGTTATGTGCAGCATCGTAGGATGGGTTGGCCTACTCAAAATGAGTTTACGGAGCCTGTCGATCTAGTAGGTCACGCATGGTTTATGAGACGAGATGATTTAAATCATATGTGGAGTGAGACTCCCTTTACCTTAGAGAACGGAGAGGATATACAGTTGGGGTATTTGGCTAAAAAGAACGGAGGGGTCCAATGTTATTGTCCTCCTCATCCTGTAGATAAGCCTGAACTGCATAGCTCCTTAAAGGCAGAGCAATACGGGAACGATGCTAAAGCTTCTTCTAATGGAGGGTTAATGTCTATCCCTCAATTTTACGAACAAAGAGATCAGTGCATAGATTATGGAATAACGAACGGATGGGAAACGGTGTTAGGTGTTAAATGATTTTATTAAGCTATGGAACTCGGCCCGAATATATTAAGCTTTTACCTCTTATAAAAGAGCTAAAAAAAGAAAATTTACCCGTTAAGATAGTTCAGATTGGACAACACACTAGTTTATTAAACGACGATTATGATGATCGGTTACAAGTTTTTAAGAGAGAAAATAGACTAGATTCGATTGTAACCTCCGTGCTTGCTCATGGGAACCATTTATATAAAGGAATTTCGCATGTGGTAGTTCAAGGAGATACAACAAGTGCTATGGCAGTAGGCTTAGGAGCTTTTCATAGGGAAATCCCAGTGTACCATATAGAAGCTGGATTGCGGACGGGAGATAAACAGAACCCCTATCCTGAAGAGGCAAATAGGCGAATTTTATCAGCTATAGCTTCTACTCATTTTTGTCCTACTAAAAAGGATAAAATAAATTTGATAGTAGAGGGGTTTGAAAAAGATAAAATTGTAGTTACTGGAAATACAGCAATTGATAATTTGAAGGGAATTAAAAGTGGAAGTAGTCAAGAGATTTTGGTTACGATGCATAGGAGAGAAAACTTAGACAGTTTAGATTCTTGGTTTTCTTCTATTGAGGAGTTAGCAGAGAAGTATCCTCAGTACAAGTTTGTATGCCCTGCTCACCCTAATCCCTTAGTCCAGCATCACGCGAGGGACATTTTTAAAAAGGTGCGTGTTATTAAACCTTTAGAGCATTTAGAAATGGTCAGACGTATTGCAAAGTGTAAGCTTGTAATCACTGATAGCGGAGGAATTCAGGAAGAATGTAGTTGGTTCAAAAAGCTATGTTTTGTTTGTCGAATGGCTACTGAGAGGCCCTCTCAATCAGGAGTTCTCTGTAGACACCCTCACATCCTTGTTGATAATTTTAAATTAAATCATAATCGAGTGATAACACAAACCTGCCCTTTTGGAGATGGAAATGCAGCAAGAAAAATCGCAGAACAAATCTGCCAAGACGTTCTCAAGTGAGTTTGATAAGCTATTTCAGAAGCTGAAGGATAATGAGCCCTTTGCTTTTAGCCGATTTTCAGATGGAGAGGTTTACATCCTTAAAGGAGAGAAGTTAGTTCTAGCTCCCGACCATTACATTACAGGGGAAAGGTCAGGAGGAGGGGTTTATACTAAAGAGGAGCATAAAAGCTTCGACCCCGAGAAGGACTCGTTCTTCCAGGAAAAACTTATAGAAGCTTTACAGCATAGGCAGCACAACTACTTTAAAGGGTTAACTGGTGTAGCTGATGAGGATATTGCAGGGAAGGATGCTTTTCAGTTTCAGTTAGATCTATGTGGGGAAGGAGACGAAGACCACCTTACTTTTTCTAACCTGTTTATTAACAATAATTACCCCCGATTCATGCAGGAGATGCTTCCTGTAATTTGTGAAAAGGAAATAGTTGTTATAGCTAATGAAGCTGTTAACTTGGATGAGTTACCTCTAAAAGTTATTAAGCGTTTCAATGTTGGAAGCAATTGTATCATTAATGATTACCATTTAGTTGAAGAGATTAAGAACTGGATTGCCTCAAACCATATTGATGATACGATATTCCTATTCTCCGCTTCTACCTTGAGTAATTACATTATTCATGAATGTTTTAAAGAGCATAGTAATAATACTTATTTAGATATAGGTAGTTGTTTAAATCCGTGGATGGGCTTGGAAGGATGGAAACACAGCCGAGCATACTTACAGCATTGGATATTAAAAATGCCTAACAAGTATGGAACCCAAGTTGACACATGGATTTAGTTTTAATAACGCCCGACTACTACGAGTTTGTTAGGGAACTGCGACTGCATCCTGAAACTAAGAGTGGATTCTTAGAGGAGGCAACCATTACGCCTGAGCAGCAAATCAAATATATGGAAAGGCATAGGTATAATTATTATATCTGTCTATTATATGGTAGCCCAGTGGGGTATGTGGGGGCCATAAATAGTGATATACGGTTCTGCACAGACCCCGATTTTCAGGGTATGGGAGTGGGGTCATTTATGCTCTCGAAAATTAAAAAACTATACCCTGAAGCCACAGGACGGATTCTTAAGGACAATATTGGGAGCCAGAGAGTGTTCGATAAGTGTGGCATAGACTATAAGATTATATGAAGAGGATCGTCCATAATCCGTACAAAATCGTAAAGATGTTTGAGGAAGAGGTAGCTGAATACACAGGGGCTCCTTACGCTGTCTCTGTAGATAGTTGTACAAATGCTATCTTTCTGTGCTGTAAGTATTTGAATGTAACACAAGTTACTATTCCAAAGCACACTTACTTGTCTGTACCAATGTCTATCATCCACTCTGGAGCGGAGGTAGTCTTTGAGGATAGAGATTGGTCAGGGATGTACAAGCTTAAACCCTACCCTATATTTGATGCTGCTAAACGGTTTACCTCCGATATGTATGTTCCAGGCTCTTATATGTGCCTCTCGTTTCACATTAAAAAACTTCTTCCACTAGGCAAAGGTGGCATCATTCTTACGGACAATAAATATGCTGCTGAGTGGTTTAGGAAAGCACGATACGAGGGTAGGAGCGAGAAGAACTATCATGAGGATGATATTGATATGTTAGGGTGGAATATGTATATGACCCCGCAACAGGCGTCTCATGGGTTAGCTCTCATGCAGAATTACCCAGAGCATGTAGAAGATCTCGGAGAGAATAATGGCTACCGAGATCTAACCACTAACACAGTATTTAAGGACTGCAAAGTATTATGATTCACATAGTAACACTACATTTTGGAACACAGGCTTGGTTTGATATTCAGAAAAGATATATCACTAAGTACACTACGGGCGATTATAAAGTATGGATCGGCACATATAGAAACGAAATCCCTGAAGACTTTGATTTGCCTGACAACTGGCAGCACATGGATTTAGATAAAGACTACCCTTCAGATGGTATTAATGAGCATTATGCTCAGACAGAGTTTATGTACTCTAATTATTTAAGGGATGAGATGAAGGATGACGATGTGCTTATTTTTATTGATAGTGATGCATTTCCAGTCACGGACAAATGGACACAGAAGATTCAAAATCTTTTTGAGAGTGGATCAGAGGACGGTCCTTGCGATGTATTAGGGATAGCTCAGCCAGAGAATAAAGGAATAGCGGCAACTGACGATTACGATCCATACCCTGACCTATGTTTTTTCGCAACCACTAAAAAGGTTTGGGAAGATAATAATTTAGAGTGGGGCCTATTCTTACCCAAACACCAGAACCCTGGCTTCGGAATGCTAGACCGTATTAAAGCTGCAGACCTTGCATTAATGTATATTCAAAGAACAAATAGCTTCGAAGCTAACAGTGTCATGTTTGGTGTATATGGTGATATGATTTACCACCAGCATTGTGGTTCAAGAGCGATTATAGGGCGACCCCTGGCAACTAACAAAGCCAAAGCCATGAATAAAAGACAATGCTATACAGGTCGTGACCTTTCTTACCGACTGTCCCTAGGTAATTTCTTTGAAGTAGAGTTCGAAGACGTATGCCCCGATATCATTGAGACGAATACGGCTATCTTTGATATAATTTATGAAAGACTGGTAAAAGATGCAGACGCTAATTTTGTACCTCGTTATTTCTTAGGAAGACCATGATTAAGGAACTTGCTATCATAACAAACACTCACTCTAAAAATAGTGATTTATGGGAAGCGTACATTGGACAGATACAGAAGTACATGGATGAACCTTTGTACTTTTTTACAGATCAACATCCTCCCTTTGATACTTCGGGGGTGGAGTCTCTGCTATATGACGCAACTTTCAACTTTAGAACACAGTTTCTACAGGGTCTAGTTCATGTTAATCATGAGTTTTGTTTGTACATGAATGAGGATTATCTTTTATATGACAACCCAGATAAGAAAAAATTGTCTGAGTACATTCAAGTTCTACGAGACAACCCCCAACTCTCTTTTATTAGATTAGGAAAGGGCATAGATCACTTTAACTATCCAGTGACAAAGACGCTCAATTATTTGGATGTTAGGAACCCCTATTTTTATTCACAAACTGCGACTCTTTGGAAAACAAATCATCTAAAAGCAGTTCACGTTCATGGGCCTGATTTGCACATAGGAGGGGAGGATATGTCCCAACAGTTTGAAGTTGCTGCCCATAAAACCTGTTATGATTTGGGAATTCAGGGAATGTATCATTATGACGGTGAATCCAAGCGTGGAGAACATCACTATGATTCAAATGTATTCCCGTATACTGCCTCTGCCTTAGTTAAGGGTAAGTGGTGTTCGGAGTACAAAAAAGAACTTCTTCCTATTTTTGAAGAGTACGGAATTGATAAAGACAGTAGAGAGTGGACATAATGAAACTGATACAAAATAATAAAGATAATATCACGGGATTCTCTGTGGTAGAGGGTACTGATTTTGGAGTTGACGAAGACAATAAAAAGGCTATGGGATACCAGCACCATGACGCATTATGGTGGGGTGGGGTAGACAAGGTTGAAGCTTCTAGACCTAAGACGATGGATTTCGACCAGACTATGAACTGGTTTAAATCCATGTTTGCTTATGTCGCTAGACAAACTTTAGATGTTTACAACCCAGACTCATTGTTAGAGTTAGGTTGCGGTAGTGGTTTAATGTCTAGGATTTTTAAGCGTTACAAACCCGACATGGTTGTGGCTACTGTGGACGCAAATCAAGTGGTGAAAGAGAAGAGTCCTTATGTTGGAGAGAATCATTTCCTAGCTAGATCTGATAAGAAATTAGATATTACAGACGAGGACGGCAAGAGAAAGTTCTTTGATGTGGTTATATCTCTAGAACATTTCGAGCACATCCCCCCAGAAACTTGTGATACTATGATGGAGAACATTAGAGATCATACGCAGCCAGGAGCACACCTCATATTTACTGCTGCTGAATGGGAGTATGAGGACGATCAGAACCATATACATTGTAATGCACAGACGGAGGAGTACTGGCAGGATTATGTGGTCAAGTTTGGGTTTGAGGTTATTGAGAATCCTTTTACAATCGGTAGAGCGGGAGACACCTGGGAAGTTTTCGCTAGGAGAGTGTAATGTTTGTTTGTACGGATCTAAGAGCAGAGGTGCCCGACACTAATGCCCACTCTTTTGGTTTAGAAAAGCATCATGATGAGGAGTCTTTTGATAACTTGTATTACGGTTATGATGCAACCGTTCTAGCGTACAGATCAGGAAATAGACAAGTGATGATAAATCAGTGGGCACCTACTGAATTTGCTCAAGTTAAAGATCATCACGGATTAACTCCATTAGAGCATAGCGCATCCTCAACTGAAGTTTATTCAATCTGTCCATATACAGTGGATTGGTTAAATAAAGTTGATTCTCCAAAGTACAAGTATATCTTTTACCCCTTCAATAAAAAAGATATACCTTTCGCAACAGAGAAGGAATATGATGTATGTTACTTTGGGGGGATTCATTCTGTTATGCATCAAGAGTGTATGGCGGTTATGCGTCTTTTTAAGTATTGCTACATGACTATGGATCACGGCATTGGCCCACTAACTCAAGCTTATCTTCCTATGGCTACTCACATTAATCTCTCCCATAGAGAGAAGATCGTTCAAGTTGGGAAATGTAAGGTTTCTGTTTGTTATCATATCGTACCCTTATACGAGTTTCACATAAAAAATATAAAGAGCTATCCAGAGTGGGAAAAGAACGAAGCATTTTCTCGTCTCGATCAGGCTATCCTGCCTCAATTCAAATCCAGAATGCATGAAGCTGCTATGGCAAGGACGCTTAATTTAGTCTATAGAGATCCGTGGGGAATCTCAGAGGACTATTACACTCCTGACGTTGATTTTGTTTACTTTGATTCTAATGAAGAGTTAGAGGAGAAACTACAGCACATTCTAAATAACTGGGAAGACTACGAGAAAATGATTGAAAACGCCTATAATAAAGCGTTGAACTATACTACTGATAGAATGTTCGATGTCATCAAAAAAGGAAAATTATGGAAACCAAAGAATGCAGATCGTGCGGATCTGATAGCTTAATCTCTATCTTAGACTTAGGCGATCAACCTTGGTGTAACGATCTAATTACTGCTAGGTACAGCAGTGATGAAACAAAGGTATATCCTCTGCATTTAGTTTCTTGCAGAGACTGCGATCTACTTCAATTAGATTATACGGTCCCTAAAGAGGTTATGTTTACAAAACACGGGTATTTGTCAGGTATGACTCAAACTCTCACAGACCATTTCTACGAAATTGCAAAAGAGAACGTAGAGCAGTTCAGCGTAGATTCCAAGGATTTGGTAGTAGACATTGGGGGAAATGACGGCACCCAGTTGTTCCAGTACATAAAGCTTGGCATCACCAATGTAGCCAATGTAGAGTCTGCAAAGAATATTGCTGAGATCTCATCCCAAAGAGGTATTTTCACTATTAACCGATTCTTTAATGAGGAGACCGTTAAGAAGTCTTTTGCGGAAGGCGCAGCCAAAATTATTAATGCTGCGGGGGTTTTCTTTCATTTAGAGGAGTTGCATAGTGTGATTAAAGGTGTGAAGTATCTCCTCGCAGATGATGGTGTGTTTACTGTACAATGTATGTATGCGGGTGAGTTGGTCAAAAATGAAAGCTTTGATATGATCTATCATGAGCATCTCTGCTACTACACCCTTAAGAGCTTAATGTCTCTTTTGCAACCCTATGGTTTGAATGTGTTTGATGCTTATCACTCCCCCATCCACAGTGGCTCTTTGATTGTTAAGGTGTGTCATGGTAAAAAGTACCCCTCCACTCCTCGAATGATGGAGACTTTGGAGATGGACAGTGAATTTAATTTAAGTAGCTTTCTTCGTTTTGGTGATAAGATGAGAAAAAAACGTGGACAACTGAAAGAGCGTCTGGAAAAGCTAAAGGAGAAGGGAAAAACCGTGTGGGCTTACGGGGCTCCTGCCAAGGGGAATACGCTTTTATGTTATGAAGGAATCGACTCCACTTTAGTAGACCGCGCCGTGGAGATCAATGAGTTAAAAATAGGTAAGTTACTGCCTGTCTCTAACATTCCTATCCACCGTGAAGATTCATCGGAGTATCCTGATTATTATTTGCTCCTTTCCCATAATTTTGAGGAAGAGATTTTGGAAAGAAATAAAGATTTATTAGATAAGGGAGTTAAGTTTATTATTCCTTTTCCTGAAGTGCATGAGGTAAGTGCATGAATGTTTTAGTTACAGGAGCCACAGGATTTCTAGGAAGAGTCTTAGTAAAGAAGTTGCGCTCTTTAGATATGAAGGTTTTTGAGTGTAATACGAAAAACGCTAACTTATTAAACTACAAGAACTTAGAAGTATTTGACCATGATACTGATGTTAAGTTTGATATGATTTTTCACCTTGCTGCTAATACTAAGGCGGGGGATTGGTGTGTGTATAATTCGGGAACCCAATGGATTACCAACCAGCTAATTAATACTAACATTTTAAAGTTCTGGGCAGAGAGGCATCCCTTCGCTAAGTTGGTAGCTATTGGAACCAGTTGTAGTTATGATCCTGATTTGCCTTTGCGCGAGGATCAGTACGAAGAGGGCTCGCCCGAAGCTAACCTGTATTATTATGCCCACACTAAGAGAATGCTTTTGACGGGCCTGAAAGCCTTGCATAAGCAGTATCACGCTGACTGGCTGTATGTTGTGCCTTCTACACTTTACGGACCAGGGTACGATAGGAGCGACAATCATTTCATTTTTGATCTCGTCAGAAAGATCTATAAAGGAAAGTACGAAGGTGAGGAGGTAGAGTTGTGGGGTAATGGCGAACAGAAGCGCGAATTGATCCACGTTAACGATTTCGTAGAACTGCTGATGAAGGTTCTTTATAGGAAGAATGAAGTTATAAATATAGGAAGAGGGGAGGAGTTACCTATTTCGGTTTATGCTAAAGGAATATCTAACATCTTAAACTACGATGCTACTCAAATAGTCTATAATACTAACAAGTTCGTCGGTGTTAAGTCTAAGTGTCTCGATACGACTAAACTTAAAACCTATGTTCCTGATTTTAAATACACTCCATTAGAGGAAGGACTCAAAGAATTAATTGAATGGGAGGATCAACAATATGGAAAGAAAATATTTACCAACGCTGTCGGAATTGATTGATAGGCTGTCTATTGCACAGCTAAAAGAGGTATTCATTCCTGAACACAAAGAGGAATATGCTGAAGAGATTAAAGATATTATGCATGATATATCCTCCTGTGGTCTTGATGGAGAATTGGTTAGAGCTATAGTGGTTCTTGCTCAAATGAATTTACACATTTGGCACAATGAATCTAATTACAGGAACGGAATAAAAGATGGAAACAACCTAGAGCTTACGCACGGCATTAATGGAATTAGAAACACAGCTAAGAATAAGGTGCAGGAGAAGTTTGGGGGTAGGAAGGATTACAAGATCGACTGTCTAGCAGCAGACTTTAAGGACTGGGAGGTTAGCTGGTGAGTATATCACAGGATTCAGACACGAAGCCAGGGTATAGGGATCTTCGGGAGGACAATTGGAATGATTGTCCCTTTCCTAAGATTTTAATTACGGGAGGTGCTGGGTACATCGGGACAGTCTTAGTTCAGAAATTAATGGAGTCAGCAAAAATGTGGACCCAGAAGAGCGTTTCCAAAAAGGATATGAAGGGTCGCTGGTATAAGGATTGTGGATCTACTATCCAAGGGTTTAAGAAAATAACCGTTTACGACAACCTAATGTATCAACAAACGCCCCTCACTCAGTATTGTTATAGACCTGAATTTGAGTTTGTAAGAGGGGATGTGCGTGACCAAGAAAAGCTGAGAAAGTATGTAGAAGAAGCAGATGTTATTATCCCTCTCGCAGCAATTGTTGGGGCTCCTGCGTGTGAAAGGGATAAAGAGTTAGCCACTGCTGTAAACTATGAACACGTTAAATTTATTTGTGAGAATGCAAAGCCTCTCGCTAAAATCATTTATCCAAATACTAATAGCGGCTACGGAATAGGAGAGGCAGGGGTACCTTGTACGGAGGATATGCCTCTCACTCCTATTAGTCACTACGGTAGAACAAAGTGTGATGCGGAGAGAGTTGTTTTAGACCATGGTGGGATCGTTTTTAGGCTGGCAACGGTGTTCGGCGTATCCCCTCGACAACGCTTAGACCTTTTAGTTAATGATTTTACATACAAAGCCTATAAGCAAGGGTATATTGTTTTGTTTGAACATAATTTTGTAAGGAATTATATTCATGTACAAGACGTTGCGTTAGCCTTTATGAGAGCTATGTATTATTACAGAAACCCGAACCGTAAGATGTGGGGGGTTTATAATGTGGGGCTTTCGTCGGCCAACCTTACTAAGTTAGAGTTAGCGGAAAAGATTAGGGAGCAGGTGCCAGGATTCTCCATTCAATGCGACGAGATTGCCGAAGACCCTGACAAGAGAGACTATGTTGTATCGAATGCGCGATTCGAGAAACAAGGATGGAGACCTCGATACACTTTAGAGAGGGGAATTGAGGAACTTCTTAAAGCTTTTGAAATACTTGGACCCTCTTTAAATCAATACACGAATTTATAATATGAAGCAGACTATTTGTTTAACTATGATTGTTAAGAACGAAATTGATGTTCTTAAAAACGCTTTTGATAGCGTAGCCCATTTAATTGATTATTGGGTAATTGCGGATACGGGCTCTGACGATGGAACTCAGGACTTTATTAAAACGTATTTTAAAGAGAAGGGAATTGAGGGAGAATTGTACGAAGATGAGTGGGTTAACTTTGCTCACAATCGTCAATTAGTCTCTGAGAGGGCCAAAAATAAAGCCGATTACCATCTCACGATAGATGCTGATGAAGTTCTTGTTCCGCTCAAGAAAGACGTACCTAGTCTTAAAGAGAAGATTAAGAAGCTCCCTAAGTTTAAAGAGGATCTAGTGAGAGTGTATACCCACTTAAATCCGTGGGTATATAAGAGAGCCCAACTCTTTAGAGGGTCTCTAGATTGGAAGTGGGCAGAAGGACTGCACGAGTATCCTTATTGTGAGCAGGCTACCTCCGAAGAGTTTTTTGATTCTTTTTGTATTTACACAGAGGGAGGAGGATCAAGAGGAAAAGAGGATAACCGTCTAGAAGCAGATGTTCGAGAACTAGAAAAGATGCTAGAAGAACAGCCCTCTGGTAGAAATTACTATAATCTAGGAATGACGCACCAATCTCGAACAGACTATGGCCCAGCGATTGATGCTTATACCAAATGCATTGAACTAACTAGTTGGGATGAGGAGAAGTATTTGGCCTATCTCTCTAAAGCAGCGTGTATGCATTATAGTGGAAGGATGGATGGAGCAGTTCGTGAGTATTCCAAAGCTACTACTATTATTCCTTATCGGTCTGAAGCATATTATTACCTAGCCGAGATGTATTTCCACAAGAATGAGTATATGATAAGTAAGGTTCTTTTGGAGTACGCTTCTAAATTGCCTTTTCCTAAAGGAGAGCTTAGTTTAGTAGATAAAGAAGTAACGGAGTGGAAGATTCAGGATGTATTATCCTTATGTTACTATGAAGAAGGTAAATATAAAGAAGCCTATAAACTACTCAAATCAGTGCTTAGGAGTAAGACGGTAAAAATATTTGATAAAGCCCAGAGACATAGGTTGGAAAATAATTTTGCCTTATTTAAGAGAGTGCATGGGTATCCTCGAAAAGTGCAAAAAGAGATTAGAGAAAAAAAGGAGAAAGAATAATGCCTGTATATAATTGGGAATGTACTGAGTGCGGAACTGTTTGGGAGATTTTTCAGTCGATGACTGAGCGTGATGAAGAACCTCCTAAGTATTGTAAGAAATGTAACCCTGATTTTGTGGGAGAGGGAACCTTAAAGCAGGTTCACTACCCTGGGAGCTTACCTAAGTTTAAGATTACAGGAGAAGGGGCATACTACCCTGATAAGTGGCAGTGAACGACAAATTAAATCATTTTGATGTGTATCAGGACGCAGCCGAGGCTACTGCAATCTATCCTGCTAAAGGGGATAACTTATACTACCCTGCACTTGGACTCGCTGGAGAGGCAGGAGAGGTTTGTGAGAAGATTAAGAAGATCATGCGTGACCAGAAGGGTTATTGCACAGAAGAGGATGCAGAAGAAATAAGTAAAGAGCTTGGAGATGTTCTATGGTATCTCTCCACTCTTGCAACTGAAATTAATATTTCTTTATCCACTATTGCGGAGGACAACTTAAAGAAGCTGGCAGACCGTAAAGAGCGCAATATGCTTAGTGGATCAGGAGACAACAGGTAATGTTGGATTTAGATGACCCGTTCCCGCCGATGAGGGCAGCTATTAATGAGTCCAAAAAGTCAAAACATAGGTTTCAAATAGGTGCTGCCATTGCCAAAGGTAAAAGAATCTTAGCTAAGGCTCATAATAGCCGCAAGACTCATCCTATATTTGGATCGGGAGATTACTCGACCCTCCATGCTGAGAGCTATGCCATATACAAAGCAGTTCGTCAAGGGATAGACTTAGCGGGGACCACTATTTATATCTATCGTCACAATAATAACTTAGCGAAACCTTGCCCTTGTTGCATGGGCCTCATTCATAAATATGGTATAAAAGAGGTCGTTTATAGTGGTAAAGAACTTAGGTCCAAGAGTGTCTGTTAACACTATATTCTGCAAAGCCTTCATCTTTGCCTGGGACGCTACCTTGTTCATCAAAATCAGGCACCCAGTACTCTATATTTGTAACAGCGTGCCCTAAACCGTCAATATAATTGGCTATATTAGTGGGGTTTTCTTGACTGGTAATATATTGGTAAAATAGGGTATAATCCTGCTCTCCCACGTTGAAAAACTCACCGTGATCTAAAAATGTGTTTGCGTTAGTGGACCCCAGCATATTCTTAAATTCCCCAAAGTTATTTATACCCCCTCGATACCTAGGTGTGCTCGCTGTTCCTTGGTAACGGTACTGTACTTCAAAATGCCTTAGTCCATGCATCTGCTTAAGTGTCTCAGTATCTGTTGCCTGCCATAGTCTCCTGTGATACCATTTTTGTTTTGTCTGAACATTACCTTGGGGACCGAGAGCAGAAACCCCTACAGCCCCGTAAGTATTGCCATAAGAATCAGCACTAGCAGGATACCATTCAAAGGTTTGTGGTTGCGTAAATGCTGAAGTGGAATAATTATCATATGATTTTTCTATTTGGTAATGTGCCGTTACTAAAGATTGCAGTACGGTGCGTCCAACTCTGTACTCACAAGTTGGCTCAGTCAAGCTAAATGTAGTTGCTGAGGGGCCATAGACTGGAACTCTTACATATTGTATTCCCAGATCTTGTGTTTCTATCATCCATGGACCAGAGCATTGATAACCTTGTCCGCTGGGAAAGGAGGGGCACCCCGAAACTCCAGAAGCAGCCCATGTACTGCCTCCTCCTGATAAGGATAGTCCAGGGACATTTCCTGTGGGATCTACTGGCGTAACTGGTGATGGGCTTACTGCGGGCATAATTTATTCTCCGTTTATATTATATAGTAAAACTAAAAAAGAATAACCCCTAAAATATTATCAAGAAATAAAAAAAAATCATTATATAGAAATAATACCTCCAAAAAGTCAAATTGTCTATAATAAGGTATGGAACAAGCTGTATTAAAACGATTAAAGAACGCTGGATTACTCTCTGAACAGATCCCTGACTTGGGGTTTGTTTCTACTGGAAGCTACTCTCTCAACAAGGTAATCTCAGGTGATTACTCCAAAGGCATTCCTGTTGGGATGATTACTCAATTTCATGGGGAGGCTTCTACTGCAAAGACTGTATTTGCCACTCATGTTCTTAAAGAGGCTCAAGCTCAAGGTTACTATTCAATGCTTGTGGATTCAGAGAATGCTTACAACGCTCAATTCGCACAGCATTTAGGATTAGATCCCAAGAAGCTAATCTATGCTGCTCCTGAAACTTTGGAAGACTGTTTTCAAGTTATAGAGGACACTATCCTAGCCATTAGAGAGAGCGACGCAGATACTCCGATTGTTGTAGCATACGACAGTATTGCAGTCTCCCCCTCTAAAGCAGAGTACGAGGCAGAGAACTACGAAGGAAACAATATGCAGGGAGCTATTCGAGCTAAGTCTACGGGAGCTTGTTTGAGAAAGATCAACCCTCTGATGCGTAAGTATAAAGTTGCTCTTGTAATCATCAACCAAATTAGGAATAAAGTGGGCGTCATGTACGGGAGTCCAGAGACTATGGCAGCAGGAGGAAAATCATTAGAGTATTACCTTGGCGTAAATCTAAAGTGTATTTCAAATAAAACTAGCGACCTCCTTCGTGATGAGCATAAAAGTGTGATTGGGATTAAGGGTACAGTACGAAACACAAAGAACAAAGTCTCTGTTCCCTTTAGGGAATGCGAATTTGAGTTGATGTATAACGAGGGCCTTAAGCCTTTTGCGGGAGTCCTGAAACAGCTAGAAGCTGATGATATTATTCAGAGAAGTGGTGCATGGTATTCGGTGGATGGAACGGAAAAGAAGTTTCAATCGAAAGACTTTCTAGGACTACTTCAAGACACTACGGAAGCGGGATTCGACCCAATTAGAAAATTTTTAGGATTTTAATCTTGCATTCTCTAACGGATCTGCTATAATAGGCGCACAAGAGGAGAATACCTATGACTGATGATTCAACACTCGACGAACTTGCTGATCTTATTGATGAGGCTTTTGCTAAAGCCTTCGGAAGATCGACAGACAAGTCTGAAAAAACCTACGCCCCTTATAGTAAGGAGCAACCCACAACTTCCTCTCTTTATGAGTCTATCGAGGACTATACTGCTCAGACTGGTAAGCGATTCCGCATGACCAAAGAGCAGAAGAACCTTGGATTGACCCGTGAAGAGGCTTTTACTGAAACCTATGGAGACAACTAATATGATTAAAAACGAAGAACTACTGCGTACTTATGCCCCTGCTGCTTTTGCAACCGAACCCGAAAAAGGACAGGTATCTAGCCGATACTCTTTCCTTCCCACTACGGATATTCTTGAGATCCTTCAAGATGAGGGCTGGACGGCATGGAAGGCCCAGCAAGTGAAACCGCGCCTGTGGAGTACAGGTCATGCTAAGCACCTTATTCGCCTTCGCCATGAAGACCTTGATATGGATTCTTTTGGTGTTGGTGATTCCTTTCCTGAGATGCTTCTTATGAATGCACACAACGGGACTGGTGCCTACGATCTTATGGGAGGTATCTTCCGTATGGTCTGCTCTAATGGCATGGTGATCTCTGAGAGCGACTTTGGGAAGATCCACATCCGACACATCGGCTTTGAGCCTAAGCAGGTTGTAGAGGCTTCTAGGGCTCTCATTATGAACGCCACCAAAGTGGCTGATAAGATCGACACTTGGCAGAATACTGAGCTTAGTGAGCGTTCTCGTCTGGACTTCTTTACGGATGCTGCTAAGATTCGTTTCGAGAACCCTGATGAGGGTCTGATCCAAGACATGGCTACTGTTCGCAGAGAAGAAGACCGTGGGACTGATCTCTGGAGGACTTTTAATGTCGCTCAAGAGAACCTCATTCGAGGTGGTTTCCTTAACGGTTCTACCCGTCGCAGAGTGCGCCCTCTTACTTCTATTCAAAAAGATGTGAAATTCAACTCACAACTTTGGGATTTGGCGAGTACATATAGTGGAGAGAACGTTTCCCTCAACTAGCCGAAGGAGATAGGGTGGGGAGGGAAATACGTATTTCCCTCCCTATTCGTATATCCATGAAAAATCCTGAATTTAGAGAGCCTTTGGCTAGTGATAGTGAAGGCTTATTCATAACCGTTGCTCAAATGCAGTTCTTCCTTAATCGCCCTTATGGGGCTGAGAAGTTTAAAGCGGGAGATTCGGACTTTATGCGGTACTATAAAAACTGCAAATTATACAATCTAATCTATGAAATGATGGAAGAGGATCCTGATTGTGCGATGATGTACTGGGATGCTAAGGCTGGAGGGGTAGCGATTACCTTCCCAGTTCAAGGGAAAGTAGCTAAGTCTTTAGATGAGTATTCTTTCTTAGCGAGTTTCGATGATGAAGATGACGATGATGAAGATTCTTATATATTTTAAAAATGGGAAGAACTTATAGATTTAACAAAAAAGATGGGTCAGGGAAACGAAAGCATAAGGCGAAGGCTTCTCGACAAAAAAAGAAGCGTAATTTAGGACGAAGAATAGCATCCAGGGACTATGATATAAGTGAGGATCGTTTTGAACGATTTACCAATCATGGAAAACCTAGTAAATCATAACCCTAATCCTAACTACATTACAGCTACGGACGCTATTTCTCCCGAAGCGGCATCTGCGTTATGCTCTTTAGTAGACGAGCGCGGGACAAAATCTGGATGGTTTTACAACCCAGACTGCTTAGAATATCAAATAGCGAACCCATTTTCTAAAGTTCAGCGCAAGAATGATGAGGAGATTGTCTCCGTTCTTCCTGAACTTTTTTCATTAGCTGAATCATGTATGCGTCACATGAATCGGGAGTTTACAAATACAGCTTGTGAAACAATTACTGGGTATCATGGTTTTTGGATTTTAAAGTATACGCAGGGAGGAGGTTTTGATTGGCACTGTGATTGGGACTCAGGACCAAACGGTATACGACCTCCCATTGTTGCGACAGCATGTATCATGTTAAATGATGATTTCACAGGAGGCGAGACCTGCCTTTCTAATGTAGGGATTTTAAATCGAGAAAAACTATCCTTAGTAATGTGGGATGGCTTCACACAGCATAGAGTATCACCAGTTATCGAAGGCTCACGCTACGCCTTAGTTATGCACTATACGGGGACTTTCAAGTAATGCTTGCCGCACCCTCAGTCCACAATTTGGCCCCTACTTATTTGATGTATCAAGATGTTATGTCGAAAGAGATGGCACAAACATTGATGGATTTAGTTGATGAGAAAGGAAAAGAGACTATCTGGGATGATAATCCTAATTGCATAGAACTTCAGA